GTTAATAGCAGCCTCAGTGTCAAAATAGAGGCAGTAACCATCAGGGTTGGAATCAAGAAAATTCTTAACGACAGCGAGAGAAAAGAAAGTCTTTCCAGTAGAAGACTCTCCAGCAATAGCAGTAATCTTATTCCCAGATACACCACCAAATATGCTACCTGAAACCAGTGCATTAAAAATGTACGAACCTGTGTCAACATAAGTTTCTGACTCGTCAATATCTGCAGCAAGTTGTGTGTACTCACCGCCAATTTCTTTTACAATATCTTTCAAAAAATCCATCAATTATCTCCAATAAAAACATAATCTGGATGTTGAGATTTAAATGTCTCCACCGCCTCTTCAGTTTTAAAAAACTTAAAGAGTATTGTGTTTGGAAACTCTTTAAGGGAATAATTCAGTTTAATCATCATGCTACCATCCCGTATTGTTCACGAAGAATTTTTTTGTAAGGAAGGTTTTGCTCACGCAGTTCCTTCACAAGTTTTAGTTTTTGATACAGTGCAGTATCACCACCAAGAGTCAGTGACCTTACAATTGTATTCAGTTCATTGTCGTTGATAGGTAGATCCATTAATGCTCCTACAGGTTTTTAGATTCAACGCAGATAACCCAATTATAACTCTTTTTCATTTCTTTTGCAAACCAATTTGCTTGATATTGGTTTACAAATTCTTTTCTTTCAAGTAGGGGAGATAAGTCCCCGTTATCTTGCTTAGACCAAAGAACGGTGTACTTCACGAGAAGAAACTATCTAGACTTACTTTTCGTTCAACTGACCAACCAATAGCATCTAGGATTGCCTTTACTGGTTCTAAAAATGCCTTGTCAAACTGCATATCATAATCAACAAACCTCTCTAGATCAAGTTCCTTAGGGAAATCTTGAATGAAAGAGATTACATTTTCTCTGGTTGGATTTGGGTTTTTCAAGTAACAGAACTTGATCTTTTCCCCGTTCTGAATGTAAGCGTATTTCTTCTCAAGACCACGTTCTTTTACATAAAAATTATATAGCAATGCTCCTCTCACATGCATTGGAGTTCCTTTACTGTAAATATCAGAACTTGACTTGTACTTGTTTACATCAGACACAGATCGGGGGAATGAAACTTCTGGGATTGGAAGTTTCTTAAACTCCTTCCTAGAATTTTCAATGTATGCAATGATATCATCTTCTGTCCCACTCATGATGAGTTTCAACCCATCCTTAATCATCTGACGACAAGGTGCAGGAGTTGATGATTTGACTGCTTCCAGTCCCATGATCTTCAGTTTGGGTTCTGCATAGCGGACACCTTCACTATCCCATACATTCAAGATGTACCGCTTCTTAGCAGTCCAGATGCCACGATCAGCAATGTTCTCTCGCTTCATCTGCATCTTCTGGTCATAGGCGTTCACATAGTCCGCCAACGCTTGGTAAGAACTTTCAATATAAGGTTCAAATTCCACCTCACAGACCTTGTTAAGGAAATTAACAACCGTCTCAGGAGTTTCCTCTCTTCCTTTGAATACAGCGTCAACGAAAGGACCCAGATTAAGATAAATGGAATCAGTATCTGAAGCAATAACATAATCAACCTCATCAGTCTTAAGAATTTTATTCAGGCGACGATTCATTTTGTTCTCAATCCAACGGATAGAGACCTGGCCAGAGAGTGTAATCGCCTCTGCGTTTGCAAGTTTGAAGTATCTAAAATACTGATTACCGATGGCACCATAAGCACTATTAAGAGAGATCTTCTTCGCCATTTGGATGTTATTACACCTGGCGATCTCTTTCTCCAATGCTTTAGTTGGTGTCTTCTCGTATTCTTTTTTTGCCTGAATCATCTTCTTTTTGAAGATGACACGATCATTATACATCTTCTCCATCAACTGGGGTAAGAATCCTTTGATGTCCTTTCTATACATTGCGCCATTGGCACAAACTGCATAGTCCTTATACATCTCAAAGTTTATCTCTTCATTAAGGATTCTATTAACACTAGAGGATGGGTGCCTCTCGTCCAATAGCGTTTCGGGCGAGATGTTGTACTGCATAATGAGATGAGGATAGAGACTGTTAAGGTCAAAAGACACAACCCAGTCATACTTTCCAGGAATCGGTTCCTTGACATATGCCCCTGCGTATTGGGAATCTTTTTCGGATTTCTCCTTAGGAGGAATAACTATATTTTTCTTCTTTAAGTAGTTATAAATGATTGCATCCCAAGTACGCACTTGGAAGAAAACATCCGTAAAGTTAACCTTGGCGTCAAATGCCATGGTCAAACAAAGTTCAATCAGTTTCATCTTGTCTTCCATTCGGTCAACAAGTTCAACGTCTCGGATGTTGTATTCAATAAACTTCTGCCAGTTCTGAGTATAAAAGTCCTTAAAGGTTTCAAACTCAGAGTGATCTAACTTACGCTCACCCAATTCCACAAAGGCAATGTGATCCAGTCGGTAAGATTCCTGGTTGGTATAAGTGAACTTCTTATAAAGGTCCAGGTAATCAATCACAGTAATGCCTGCCATCTCACAAGTCAACTGCTTGCGACCATGTACTGTGATCTCACGGGTACGAACATTATCCCAAGGAGAAAGTTTACGAACAACCTTATCTCCCATAAGACGACCAATACGGCCCACAATGTACGGAATATCGTACATCTCACAGTTCCATCCAGTAATTACTTCTGGAGTGTTTGTTTGCCACCAATCAAGGAACCTGTTGATGAGATCAAACTCATCATGACATAAAACATACTTAACATCATCCCTAGTATTATTAAAGGGGCGGGATGCAAAGCAAGTTAGTTTCTTGGTTGTATAGTCTTGCAAGGTGATTGCAAGAAGTTCCTCAGCACAATTAAAGACATCAGGGAAACCACTCTCAGCAGCAACCTCAATGTCAATGGTGACTAGTTTGATCTTGTTGATGTCAAACTTGATTTCATCTTCTGGATACTTCTCGGAAATGTATTGTGCCACATAACGATCATTTCCATAGATATTGAATCCTTCTACTCCAGAATACCTATCTACAAAGTCCTTGCATTCTGAAATCTTACCTGGTTTGATAGGTTCTACAAATTTACCATCTAAAGTTTTATACTCTGTTTCCTTCTTTGACGGGACGAAGAAAGTGGGATAGAACTCCTCACGGGTAGCAAAGTGCTTCCCATCTTCATACCCACGAACAAGGATTTCATTAAATCGTTGGTATACGTTAGTGTAGAATCTCATTTAGTGATAGAACTATACTCATTAAGTAGTTTTTGGTTGGGTTCAACCATTGTCAATATTTTATCAGAACTCATCATGACTGTGTTGTTGTCTGTAAGATCCGATAACCAGGGTGTTAGTGTTCCATTCTCAATAATGCATGGATTGATAAGTTTGCAGTCTGGTTGCCCAATGTCTGCCAAAACTTCATCAATCTCACTCAGTAAAACTAACCGATTCACTAAGTACAGAATTTGAATTTGAGTCTCCTCCACCATTTGATCCACTGGTAGATTCACTTCCTCCTCCATTTGTCCTCCTAGAATAAGATTCTTCAATTACGTCAAGCGGATCTACAATACAAACGATCCAATCTTTATTTACAATAATGTCGGTGTCTTTAGACAAAGACATCCATTTATAAAAAATAACCTCATGTTTTGGACTCTCTTCAGATTCCATCAAAACTTTTGAGGTATTGATCTTCACACAGTGTGGATCCTTGAATAAGTACGAAACCAACTGTTCTTCAGAATCTCTGAATTCCTTGATGTCTGCGATTACTTCTTCACCAGACTTCAAAAGTGCAAGTTGTATGCTCATAGCGATTTGATACCTCTTAGTATTCTACCATTTAAAAAGGGAGGTGTCAACTGGTTTTTGCCAGTTACCTCCCCGTCTGCGCCGACGATATTCAGTTTTATTTATCAGGAAGTATCAGGGTAGAACGGCGGCGAGCGTTCCCCCAAAGAAAAGAGTCATTGCTGTTCCCAGTGTTAAGGTGGCGGTGGTAAAATTCATCGTCCCTCCATAGGTCTAAATTATATAGTCATTATGTATCATAGTGATACAAAAGTCTGTAACGACCGCTACTGATAATAAGAAAAATGTCAAGGATTACAGATAATCCTTACGGGCATGATGCTCTGGAACTATTTTTCCGAGGACGATTCTGAGGAGTCCGTCTTCGAAGGTGACTTCCCGTACTTCGGTGTCGTCGGATAAAGTCCACGCTCGTTGAAAACTTCTTTGAGCCAGTCCCTTGTGGATAAACGTCTTCTCAGATTCGGTGTCCTCCCGTTGCCCCTCGACAAAAAGTTTTCCATACTCCGTGAAGACATTGACCTCTCCTTTCTTGAATCCTGCTAATGCAATCTCTAAATGGGATTCCACATTATTTATTTGTATGAGATTATAAGGCGGATAATTCTTTGTAGTTTCGTGAAGGTTGAATAGACGATCGAAGTATTCGTCC